TATCTGGCAATGGCAAGATTTATCTAGATCCATGCTGCGGCTGGGGAATTAGATTATTAGCTAGTGCGATTCTTGACTTAGATTATATAGGTTTTGATGTCAATGCTAATTTGATTCCAAAATTAAAAGAATTAGCTGAAGATATTAAAACTATTAAACCAAACTTTAGGTATATGATTTTTGAACAAGGATCACAATATTTAGTACCTGAATTAGTAGGTTGTGTTGATTTTTGTTTTACAAGTCCTCCGTATTTTAATTTAGAAGATTATGGTAATAATGACTTGGAAAAACAAGATTCATATAGAACAACAAATTATAATCAATGGGTTGAAATGTTTGTAAATCCTTTAATTGATTGTTTGATTCAATACACTAAACCAATAGGGAAGATTGCTTTTAATGTAAAAGATTTCAAAGGTTATCCACTAGTACAATCGTTTACAAAATCATCAATAGATCGTGGTTTAACGCCTAGTGGTTATCTATCAATGAAAAATATTACTAGAGTAGGTGGTAGTTCTAGTGGTAAGAAAACTTTTGTAGATAATGATGAAGGTGTATATATTTTCAGTAAATAATTTTTACAGGTTGTTAAGATTTAGTACTTGACAACCTGTTTTTTTTTTTCGTAAAATTCCAAGTGTTGATTAACAATTTAACAGAGGAATTTTACAATGAACAACTTAAAATTTTATCCATACCCATCTATTGAACAGTTTAGACAAGTAGTTAGTTCAGTTAAACGATCTGATAGCTACAATAATAAAAACTCAGATAATACCACCTTAGCTTTTCAAGGTACAGTAAAGTTACATGGAACTAATGCAAGTATTGTTTTAGATGATCAAGGTAATTATTATGCACAATCTAGAAATAAAGTATTATCTTTAGAATCAGATAATGCTGGATTTGCTGCCTATGCTTTACAACCTAAAGTAAAAAGCTTTATTAGTAATCTTTTAACGTTTATTCCTGTAAACGGATTAGACGTTAAAGCAGTTGTAGTTTATGGTGAGTGGGCAGGTCAAGGTATTCAAAAAGGCGTAGCTATTTCAGAAGTTAATAGATTTTTTGCACCTTTCTCAATTTGTCTTTATACTAAATCAGAAAAAGAAGGTGTAGATTATGATCGACACTTTGTGAATATTAGCTATTTAGATGATTTTTATAATGAAGACCTAAGAATTTTCCCAGTAACTATGAGAAATTTAGGTATTGAAAACATTGAAATCAATTTTAGTGAATTAAATCTTGCAAACGCTTCAAACGTGTTAGCTGAAAAAACACTATCAGTTGAGGAATGTGATCCTTTTGCTAAGTTTTATTTTGGTATTGAAGGATTAGGTGAAGGTGTTGTATGGCGTTTAGTTGGTGATAGTGTTAAAACTTATGGAGATTTAGCCTTTAAAGTTAAAGGTGAAAAACACTCAATAAGTAAAGTAAAAACTATTGCACCTGTAAACGTTGAACGAATCGAAAAAATTACTGAATTTGTAGATTATGCTTGTACTGAAAATCGTTTAAATCAAGGTTTAGATTATTTAAAAGAGCAAGGAAAAGAACTAGACCCAACTAGTACAGGTGACTTTATTAAATGGGTTATGAATGATATTCTAAAAGAAGAATCAGACGTTTTACTTGAAAACGGTTTAACTTGGAAAAATGTACAAGGTATGTTAGCCAAAAAAGCACAAACATTTTATAAGTCAAAAGCATTTTAACTATTGACTTAAATTTAATTAAAGCCTAGAATAAAGATCTAGGCTTTTTTAATACATTAAATTGGAGAAATCAAAATGAAATTCAAAGAAGTAGCACAATTACTTACTACCTTAAACCCAGAACTTTTCACAACTAAATTTATCAAAAATCCAAAACCTTTACCTTTAAAGGTACATTTATATTTAATTGATAAGTATTTAGAGTTATTTGGTGGTAGTAAAACACAAGCTAGACGATTAGTTGGAAATTTACTATGGCGTTTTACTAATCGACCTAAATATTGGCATAAAATCGTTTCTTGCCCTTATCGTGTAGATTTGCAAGGAAAACAAGATGAAAATCAGTCTATTGAAACTGATCACAAAATCAATGCTCAAATTAGTTTAGATGAGTTTCATGATAGAAAATACTGGAAATTAGCTAACGAAGGAAGATTTGACAAAGTAGTAAAAGACTTAATTACTAAAGATAAAGATATTATTGATTTGGAAAAAGTATTTGTAGCAGCAAGTGTTCAATTAAATAATTTAAAAGTACAAGAAGGTACAACTCAAGACCAAGTAGATGAATTGCTTGAATATCAAACTAAACGTATTGTAAAACGCTTATATAAATCTAAAGGTATTAGTTTTTATGCTTATCTTCCTGATGGTAATGAATTTATTAAATTACTAACAGAATGGTATGCTATTTACAAAAATATTTACGCAATCCAAGTGAATGGAAAAGTTTATAAGTGCGAAGCGTTTTATGCAAAACAAGTAGAAAAAGATAGCGAAAATAATTTAGAAAATAGTCAAAATATTTAAGTTTTTTATTGATTAAGACTTATGTTTATAGTAATATATAAATGTAAGAGATAAGGAGTTAGTATGAAAAAAGTTGTTTACATTGATATGGATAATGTTTTAGTAAACTTCCAAAGTGGTATTGATTCTTTACCTGAAAACATAAAAGCCGAATATAAAGGTAGATATGATGAAGTTGAAGGTATTTTTGGAACAATGATCCCAATGGAAGGTGCTATTGAAGCAGTATTAAAACTTTGTCAAAAATATGAAG